CGTTCTGCTTTTCTGCTTGCTGTCTCGCTGCAGATGCTGCTTTACTACCACCGATAAGATTAGTTGCTATAGAAGCTACTCCGAGAATGGCTCCTAACATTAATTTCTCCTATAAAATCTTGGTGAGTATGTTCCTTCCCACATCATAGAGTTTATGGATACCGGGAATGGTGAGTCGTTAAATAGTCTAAGTGTAAAATTATCTGTTCTCTGGTGTATTGGTACACTAAATACTGCGTTAGTTTTAAGTGCAACGTCATTAGCTAAGTAGTCATCAGCTATAGCTACAGGGTTTAAGTTATACCACTCATCTGTATAGATAAGTATAGCTGCACCGTTAGCGGGAGCTGAGTCAAATGTTAACTGTGTATTACTATTTACTGTAAAAGCTGTAGTTACCACGTTGTTAATCTTAACTTTGACCTGATTAGAGTCAATGTAACTTATGTTTGATGGGTCCCATGTAAATACTGTAGTAGATCCATCACCTGTATATTCTTTTTTACCCTGACGTATACCTTTTGACTTGAGTTTAAAGCCCATCACACCTGATAGACCTACAGCAAACTTCATTCTAGCTATAATTAGCTGAGCTGCAAAGTCACTACGTTTCATGCTTTCGTCAATTCTGTAGTATGTGTTAGGTAATATAACATCAAAGTTATACTTCCAACCTACTATAACGTTAGCTGCTTGTGAGGTAAGATCTTTAAATAAAACTTTAAAGTACGCATTACCATCGTTAGTAATTACTTCTGGTGTTACAGTAAATCCTGATTCAATAAACTGTCCCGTAGCTGTTGTACCTTTAATAATCAATACAGGTGTAAGACCTGTTACATTATTCCAAGGTATATAACATTTAGAAAAGTTATTTGTACTATCGTATGCTACAGAGCTTGCTGTTGCATATAGATCTATACAAGGATTAATCTTTGAACCATCGTTATTAACAATAATAGCATCTTCTGGACTCTGACTTAAGCTAGCTTTACTTAATGTAAACTGGTTGCCCTGTTTAGTTACAGCAAAGAACTCATCAGAGTCTACAGCCATAGCTTGTACTGTACCGGGTAGTTCCCAGTTAAACCATGCTTCTACAAGGTTAGTTTCTCCGTCACTGTATGTACGAAAGAAGTAAACATATCTGGACGATTGTCCTGACATGGCTATAAATTGGTTCTGAGCACTGCCTACAAGTGTGTCGACAGTAGAGGGAACCCATTCATTTACAACTCTTCCTACGTCAATTACCTGTGGGTTTTCGTCTTGACCACGTGTAACCATAGAGAATACACGAGTATAACTTGGTGTCTTACTTAAGAAGTTTATGTTCGTACCTACATCTACAGGGTCTACAAGTGTATCTGTTTCATAGTTAGATATAGAACGTATAATAGTAGAGGTAGGTGTAAGTATACCGTCAGCAGCAAACATCATAAACTGTTGGCTCTGACTAAATAGCACCAAACCCTGTGTGGTAGGTATCACAGCATGTAAAGCTGCTGGTCGTATAGTTGATGTACTTAAATCTATAGGGTCTGCAGCTGTAACTGTTTGTGCAGATGTATGATAAAAGTTAAAGAACTTAGCTGACTGGCTAAGTGATACGTTATCTTCTGATAGAAACCCTAATCTGTTACTGTGGAAGAAAGACTGTTGTATCTTTTTACCTACAAATGAGGGATGACTGTTTGTGTCATCATCACCTACTTCACGTTCTGTCCACGTTACACGACGTAACTGGAAGTTATTGACTGAAGTATTGATGAGTTCGTGTGGCATAGTTGTTTGATCTAGACCAGCAGACTTACTAGGATCTCTTGTTTCTTTCCAGAAACCTGTACCTGATGTTCCGTTGTCTGCAACAAACTTAGCAAAGTATGTATCTTTATCTGATGTAGTATTGATAATCTTAACTACGTGGTCTTGGAAAGACTGAGCTGGTAGCTGTGATACATTATCAACTTGGTCTTGAAAGACTCCTAGCTTACTGTTATCAAGTCCACCTTTTGCAGATATAGTAAATGCAGTACGTGTACCACTTACAACTCTATCTATTTCAAGTGAGCCTACATACTTAGTTACTGTAAGTCCTGATATACTGAGTCCGTCTATAGCACTCTTAATACCAGTTAGTACTTCATCGTAGCCATCATTTGTCTGTGCTGTATATGACACTGTACTACCGTTAATAGTAACAGAGTATTCGTCTATATTCACACCACTTGTGATACCTACAACTGCACCTGATAATACAAGTGTAGCTCGTGTGTTAGCTACAAAGGTAGGGTTAGCTAATGCACTTGCTGTAATTAAATTATTTGTTATGATAGATGTATCTTGTACAGTCAGTATATGGTAGTTAGTACGTGCCCCTGTAAGGTACGCCTGTGCCCCTGTACCGTACGTTACGGTAGCAGCTGCCCCAGTTATAGCATTCCATATTGCAATGGCTCCTGTAGAGCCTCCTGATGCTGGTGTAATACATCCTATATATTTTTCTGTTGATGTTCTAGCAATGTAGAACCATTTAGAGCTGTCATATGTAGTGCCAGTACCTAGATTAGATATCCATTGCATACCCGGTCTTTTAGTAAGACCGAAGGTAGGGTCAGGATATCCATTCAGACACTCCTCGACTTGACCGGGAAGTTTCTTGCTGTCTGCTTGTCTAGATACTCCACCAAGATAGTTGTCAACTCGTTGAGTTACTGCTGGCATTATCGTTGTAAAGCGTGAAATGGTTGGTAGCTTTGGTAGTAGTTTTGTTGACCTTGAGGATGACCGAACATAGTGAACTGTCCCTGCTGTGTCTCATACTCCATAGCCATAGCTCTGAGTAAAGCTTCTTGTTTCTCGAGTCTGATGTACTGATCGTCGTCTCCTATAATCTTACTAGATACTAAGGTAGCAGCTCGTGCTGTAATATAGTTCTGTATAGGTTCTGGTAAATCTATCCAGTCAAACAACCACACAACATCACACTCTATAGGGTTACTATGAGTCCACTTGTATGTATGGTTCTGTCTGTCATATAACTTACCACTTCTACGAATACCATCATGGGTAGTGTTGTTAGAATTTTCTGTTAATTTTATTTGTAGTATGTTATTTGGTATCTCTATTTCGTTATCTGTATTGACAGCAAACTCATAGTGGTACTCTTTGTTAAATGTCCATCCTTCAGATTGTACCTCTCGTGACACCTGTAACAGTGTGGCATAGGCAATCGCAACGTCCGGGTTGGTTTGATCTAAAGTGGTTACAGGAGCTTGACCACATGACGACAGTATGTTGTTTATAGCTGGTAGCTCTTGTGTAGCGTTTGTGGTTGGAAAAGGCATAATTAATAAAAAAGAAAGGGGAGAATAAACTCCCCATATATACTCGCATTAGAATGCAGCGTTACCAGTAGATCCAGTAGCAGCACCAGCGATTAGTTCAACAGCAGCAGCTGGGTTAAGATAGTCTGCACCCATAGCTAAGCGACCTAAGATCACGTCACCTTGGTATACGACTGAAACGTCTCCAGATGTTACTTGTACTTGAGGACCGATAGCCTCTACACAGCCTGCAGCTTCCTTCTGGAAGATAAGTCCACAGCTGTTTGCAAATTCAGTCTCTTCACCGTACTCGTTGTTGATACCTGTTACATCAGCAGCGGCATCTTCTACTGTTTCACCTACAAATGAACCTACGTTTCCGGGAGATGTGATTCCGGGGTTAGTTGCAGACGCAGAACCATACTTAGTACCATAGCTTGAGAAGAATGGAATGTTCATTGACTTGTAGATCTTGATGCCTGCAATCTCAATGATACCATTACCAGACTGTAATGCTGTACCTTGTACGTCTCTGTTTACAAGACCGTTAGATCCTACAGCTTGGATAAGCTCGTAGTACTGTCTTGGGTTTAGTACACCTACTCTACCTTCAGTAGAAACGCCCTTCTCATCGAGTGCAGCAGCTGCATCGTAGAAAGCGTTGATTAGGGAAGCAGCAACATAAGCATCAGATGCTTGGTTGTTTGTTCCTACACGTATCTGTGTACCGCCGGGCTCAACAAAGCCTGACTTAGTGATTGGAGAAGCAGCCCTAGCACCACGAGCGATAGCTCTGAATACTAAACGGTCATACTTCTGAGCGAGAGCATATCCAATCTTCTTAGATATTTCTCCTCTTAGTTCATAGTGAGCAAGTGTCTCATCTAACTCGTAGACAAATGCTGAACTGATTAGAAGGTCATCAACTGTGATGGTCTTCTCAGCTACTGGAGGTGCTCCATCGGAGTTACCTAGTATGCTGTTGCCGGGTACGTGGTACTCAGCTTTTGTGTGTCCAGTGTAGACGAACTGAAGTGACTTACCATTAGTAAGTGTTCTCTTCATTACAAGGTCTCTAGCTATAGCGTTGTGCTGGAAGCCTTTGAACATCTCGCCACTGAACAGCTTTAAGTAAAGTGCTCTTGCGTCACCTGTACTGTTTGACTGACCCGGGCGTGTAAGAGCCGTGGTCAATGTGCTATTCTGTTGTGCCATTGTTATGGTTAAG